AGCAACCCATTCACCGGCACGCTGACGATGACGGTCTCCTCGACCGCTTCAGCAGTCAGCACCTGGTACGACGCCTACCGCGCAGCTACGCCGAAGGGCGTGCGCCTGACGTGGAGCAACGGCACCTACAGCGCGCACATCCTTGCGATGATCGTCCCAACGGAAGTTCAGCAGATGGCTGGCGCCGCAGACGGTCTGACCACGATGGCCGTGACTGGCACACTGGTCTACGACACGGCGAGCGCGAAGAGCCTTCGCATCGTGGTGAACAGCGACTTGGCGGCGTTGCCGTAAGTTCAACCTAGTAGCAGAGGAGGAGGCTAGATGAGCGCACGAACGATTAGCGTCACGCTGACAGACGCACCATACGAAGGTTGGAATGCGACTATGCGCGCAGAGGGAATCTCTGCTCGTATCTTCATCGAACTTTCAAGCGGCTCAGTAGAGCGCCAGATGGAGGCAGTCAGCAAGCTCGTGGTCAGTCATAACTTCAAGGACTCCGACGGTGAGTTCGTTATTGACATCCTTGAGGCTCCAATGGATGCGCTCGCTGCGCTGGTTGGCAAGTGGGGAACTGAAGTAGCAGCACTCCCCCCTCGGTAAGACTCGACGCCCAGCGGCTGGCGGCGGGTCGTTCACTAGCGCCGCACCCGCTCATCGCAGCGCACCTCATTGGCGAGAAGTTCCACATCCCACCGCACGAGGTTTTGGAGTGGGACGCTGGTGACTTCAACCGTACACTTGCCTTGATGTCCGACTTGCAGCCAAAGGAACGGTGATGAGCAGCCTTGAGATCAAGATTGACAAGGACTATCGCGCGCTTGAACTAGGCCTTTTGGAAGGCGGCAACCCATCCGCGTACAAGCGACTCCTCTCATTCGCCTCGCTAAACGCAGCTAGGACGATGAGCAAGCCGATGAAAGCAGCGGCGCCAAAGGGCAAGACCGGCAACTTGGTCAAGTCCATCCGCGTGAAGTCTGGACGATACAGCCGCCCGAGCGGTGTGGTCGGTCCGCTCTTTGGCTCGAAGGGTTCTCCAAAGCGACCCTACTACCGACATTTCATCACCAATGGTGTTAGTGGCATAAGGCAGACAAAGAGTGGTCCGAAGACTGTCAAGGCTATCCCTGCGAACCCATTTGTGATGCGAGTGGCAAATGCGCCGTCCAATCAGCAGCGCGCCATTGAAGCGTTCTACAAGACGATTGAGGCGTTCTACAATGATCAAGTATTCCGTGGTCGCATTTTGAGATTTAGGAGAGGGAGTCAAAGGTAATGGCATCTTCACAGGGCGCAGCAACGTTTTCCGTCATCGCAAAGGACGCAGCCTCTTCCGTCCTGCGCGGCGTTGGCAAGGAGATGGGGCAGCTCGGCAAGACTGGTGGCGCAGTGTTCAAGTCGCTCGCAGCGGCCGCAGCGGTGGTTGCCGCTGCTATCGCCACCGCAGGAGCGGCAGCACTCAAGTTCACTCGGAGCGCGATTGACGCAGCAATCGCCGATGACGCCGAACAACAGAAACTCATCGCCACACTCGTTGCCCGAGGGGTCAGCACAAAGCAGGCAACAGACCGTATCAACGAACTCATTGCTGCTGGTCAGAAACTTGCCTTCACGGATTCTGAAGTGCGATCTGGCATCAACATTGCAAGCCAGTTCACAAAGGACTATGCCAAGCAGACAAAGATTCTTACAACCGCACAGAACCTCGCGCGCGCTCGCAACATTAGTCTTGAGCAGGCGACGAAGCTGGTTAGCAAGGCATTCAATGGCAGCGGCAAGTCGCTGAAGCAATACGGTGTGGATCTTGAGCGCACGATCTATTGGACTGAGACCAAAGAAAAGAAAGATCGCAAGGGTCTAGTCACGGAAGAAAAGACTCAAAAGTCGCGCAAGGAAATCATCAAGGGGATGAAGGCGGTCAATCTTCTCAACAAGGAGTTCGCCGGCGTTGCTGAGCAGTATTCCCAAACGTTCGCGGGCCAGTTTGCCATCGTCAAAGATTCAATCAACGAGACCGTCGAGTCAATCGGGTACGCAATCGGTGGCGGTGAAGGACTGCCAACATTTGTGCGGTTGCTCGAGGGAATCCGTCCAGTGGTTGATGATCTTCTTGGAGAAATCAACAAGAACCTTCCAACCATTGAGAGGTTCAGCCGCGAGCTAGTTGAGAAGTTTCTCGCCAAGCTGCCAGGCTACGTTGCAACCGCAAAGCGAGAACTGCCGATCCTGATTGACAAAGCGAAGGAGTTCATCGGGAGCGTTGCTACATTCGGAAAGGACATTGCGTCGTATCTGGGTCCAGATGGCCTAGTCACTGCCGGAATCGCTGGACTCGGATTCAAGATGGGCGGCCTCGGTGGTGCGCTAGGCGCAACCTTTGCCTCAGAGTTCATCAAGATGGGCGTTGACCCGATTACCGCAACCATCACTGGCACTCTCGCTGGTGCCATCACGGCCGGTATTGTGCAGGGATTCGCGAGTGCTGCGGCGCAAGCTGCAATAACTAAGTTCCTCGGACTATTCAAGAGCGTACCGATCACGCCAGGCATCCCTGTGACTGTTCCAGGTGGCACCCCTGGCGGAGGTGCCCCAGTGGTGGTTCCGGGTGGCGGGAAAGGCGGATCGAAGGCAGCTAACGCATTCAGTTTCTTGGGCAAACTAGCCGTTACTTTGCCTATCGTTGGTTTCCTTCTAGGCGAAGCCAGCCGAATCAACAAAGAAACATCGGACACGCTAAAGGCGCAAGCAGATCAGGCACCAAAAACATTCGAAGAGGTAAAGAAAATCTGGGCGGGGCAGGTGCCAACATTCCAAGAATCCGTCAAAAATGGCGTCACGGACGGATTCAGAGTAGCACCGCCACTGCAGCCGCTCAATGTCAACACCAGCACCACCCTCAAACTTGATGGCAAGGTGATCGCGCAATCCGTAGACAAGTATCTTGGTATGTCCTATTCCTATGGCGGCAGCAGAGTCTTGGGTCGGTAAATGGCGACTGCGCCGTTTCAGCTCTGGCTTGATGGTGCGTCGGTCGCCACGGCGATCCGAGTCAGCAGCACCGTGACGATCACGACCTCCTCGGCACACGGCATCGTCACTGGCTCCGTCGTGCAGCTCGGCGGTTTCAGCGGCACGGCTGGCACGACGATGAACGGCGTCTACACGGCAACGGTCACATCTGGCACTGCCTTCACGGTGAGCAGCGCAGGGAGCGCAGGAACGGCGGTCACGGCCGCAAGCCTGACGAGCGAGGTCTTCTCGTTCGATCTGCTCAACCCACTCAACAACTACGCCACGGCTGATCGCGGCTCTGCGCTCTTCGTGCCGCTGGAGTCAATCCAGATGAGCGCCTCTGGCGACGGCGAAGCGTCGCAGATCAACTTCACCGTGATTCAAGACGACACCCCAGGCAGCACGCCGTGGTATCTGACCGTGCCTGACAACACGCGGATCAGGCTCGTGAAGGCAGACACAGGCGCAGTGCCTACAACTGGGCAAGGCTACTTCCGAGGCTTCATCCAGAACCTCGGCGTCAGGATCACTGGCTCAGGGCAAGGCACGATCACAGACGTGACAGGACTTGACGTGAACGCGCTCTTGGATCGCGTCATCGTCTATGGGACGGTGCGCTAATGGCGAAGGGATACGCGATTGAGACGCTTGACCGTTCTGGCAGCGTTTCTGCAATCAGCATCAAGACGGTTGAGCCGCATCCATTCAAGGTTGGCGACAAGGTGCGCCTCTACAACGTGCCAGGCGGCGGCACGGCATCCTTTATGCGAGACAATCCATACACCGTCGCCACGGTCACCGACGCTGGAGCAAGCACCTTCTATCGGCTGACGCTCTCTGGCAACATCCCGATCAACAGCGCGTCAATGGTCACGACGACCGCGATCACCGCAGGGACGGTGTACGCCAACAGCAACCAGTCCGTCCTGATCACGACCACGGACGCGCTGAACCTACAGGCTGAGCCACGAATCCAGATCAGTGGCGTGACGCATCCGCTCGGCAACATCGAGCTGATTAGGTTCATCAACGGACCGCACGACCCTCGCAACGTGACGATCGTGAGCGGCACGCAGTTCATCCTGCGGCTGCCACGGCCGCAGCCGACGTGGACGCCTGGCGGCTCAGCAATCGTCTGGACGACTGGCAGCGTGAACTATGTGCCGAGCGGTGCGGTGATCGCGCTGGATGACGGCATCAACGTCGCAGGCGGTCGCATCGGCGGCATCGGGATTGACACCTACCGCTCTCGCGTCTACCGCATCAAGCAGGAAGGCGAAGTCATCGCAGGACTGCTCGGACTCGCCGCTGAGTCAAAGGGCGTGGACTATCCATTCTTGCGGCTCTTTGACACGACCGACACCTCGCGCCTCAGCAAGAGTCCACTGCGAAACGCGATCACACTCAACACTGCCGCGGCGAGTCTGCGCTCCGCGCTCGACAGCGTGATCGAGATCTTCCAGGGCGCAGACGCCAAGAAGCGCCGCTACTACGTGGACCTTGATGGGCGTCTGGTCTACGAGATCACGAGCGACACGCAGCCTGCCACGGCCACTGCGCCGTACAAGATCATCACGACTGGCGCAGGATCGCCAAACCTATCCAACGCAGCCGCGACGGTCGCTCCGTATTCGCTGACTGTGAACTGGGATCAGGACACAACCAAGCGCGCGCTGTTCACTGGCGCATCCCGCACTGGCGCACCGATCGCCGATCTCATCAAGGCAGATTCGCCGGACGCGCTCGGCACGGCGTATAAGCGCCTGGGCGCACCGTACTTTGACGAGGCGGTGGACTATCCATCGGGAACGGACGAGCGCCTGATCACCAGGCAGAACGCAGCCAAGTCGTTCTTCCTTGAGCGACACGCACCGATCCTGAGCGGCTCTTTCACGCTGCGCGGCGCAGGCACAGCCTCGTGGAACAACCTCGGCTTCTCGTCAGGCTACGCCTCGATCACGGTGCCAGGCAGCGCGACGATCTACCCTCCTGCGACGTATCCAGTCAGCAACGTTGCCACAGGCGTTGGCACAGCAACATTCAGCACGATGCCGTACAAGCACAACTTTGTGCCTGGGATGACGGTGGTGATTGCTGGTATTGCGCCAACTAACTTTGCCGGCACAGCCACCATTATTGCCACGCCACTTCCAACAAGTTTCACCTACGCAGCCAGTTACTTCCCAAACAGACAAGGGACTGCTGATGGCGACGCAGCGGTCACTGCCTATGGCCTCTTCGTGCGAACTGGCACGGCGCCGAATCAGATCGTCACGGTCACGATGCCAACGCAGCACGGCATCACAACTGGCGCGACCGTCACGGTCAGCGGATTGACTGGGACTGCGGGAACTTCAATGAATGGCAGCGGAACCGCAACTGTGCTGAACGAATACTCGTTCACCTACCCAAGCACAGGCACCAACGGCACAGCCACTGGCATCGGCACGGTGTCTGCGACGAGCCTTGTGCCGCGATGGGAGCCAGGGCAGTGGGTTGATCTCACCTCAGCCGAACTCGGCTTGAGCGGGTTGTACCGAGTGGAGGCCGTAGACTGGATGCTTGAGCCTGGCTCGTTCCAGCAGGTCATCACGGTGACCTTCAACCGACGACCAGGCAAGACACTCACGAAGCTGCTGAGGGAGGTCACGTAATGGGGCGTCAATACGGCACCGACCGCTCGGTCTTCAACACGCTCAGCGCGCCGCTGCTTGATCCAGACGGCTTGCCGATCGTTGATACCGGCACAGGCTTCGGGTCCAGTCCGCTCGGCATCTCGCTGCGCGAGCAGATTCAGTTCGGCTTGCCCAATGCGACCTTCAACCTCTTGCCGCCTGATCCCGCAGCGGCGATCTCCGAGGGCGAGAACCCACTTCCATTCTGGCAGATTCAGACCACGCCGAACATCACAGCGACGGCAACCTACGACACGACCACGCAGACGTGGGGCGTCAAGGTTGATCCAGGCACAGCACCGAGCGGCGACTACATCGAGTTGAAGACTCGCTCGTGGGTGACCACGGACGACAACATCGCGCTGCGCCAGATCGCAAGCCTCACGGCGAGCAAGGGTGGAACCTACGCAGGCACGACGCAGTGGAACCTGACGCTCTCTGCCGCGTACTACGACGCGGCGAACACCGCGCTCGGCACGACGGTCATCGGCACGGTCTACGACAACACGACGTGGACGAGCATCTCAGGCACGACCACTTCAGGCGGCTCGGCCATCTCGTCATCTGCGGCGTGGGCTGAGTTCACGATCAAACTCACAACGACAGCAGCCGTCAGCAGCAGCACCTTCGCCACGCTTAAGTCGCTGCTGATCGCAACTTCCACACCTGCAAGCGGCGGCGGCAACTTCGTTGTCACCGAGACGTTCACATCTTCTGGAACCTGGACTCGACCAACTGGCGTCAATCACCTTCTCGCGGTCGTTGGCATCGGCGCAGGCGGTGGTGGGGGTGGTGGCGGCCTCGTGACAAGCAGGACTACAGGAACTGTGGGTGTCAATGGAGCAGCAGGCAACGGAGGCGGCGGCAGCCGCTGGGCAATCATCCGAGACCTATACGTCGGAGACGTTGGCTCAGTGACCATCGGCATCGGCTCTGGAGGAGTTGGCGGCACGGCAAACACATTCACCAAAGCCGCAGCATCGACCACGCAATACAGTTTCAACCCGACCGCTGGAGGAGATGGCGGAGCCACGACGTTCGGATCGTATCTGTCAATCCCTGGTGGCGGTGGTGGCGGCACGGCCTCAGGAACATCAGTTGGCGGTTGGGGCATTCCTGCTGGAACGATCACCACAGGCGTGTACGACAACGCGCAACTGGCTGGCGGCACTGGTCAGCCAAACAGCGCAGGTGGTATCGGAGGGTCTGCTTCGCCAGCCTCAGCGTTTGGCTTCTTGAGTTTCACGCCAATCGCAGGCACTGGGATCACTGGCGGCGCCTCAAGCGTGAACTACACCTACTCGGCGGGAGGAACAGGCGTCGTGCTTACAGGAACCGCAACAGCAGGAGGAGGGTCTGGCTACTGCGGCGGTGGCGGTGCAGGGCAGAACACCATAGCGGGCGGTACAGCGCCTTCGATGTCAGCCGGACGCGCGGCCGCAGCAGGTGCAGGCGGCGGTGGCGGCG